AAAGGGGAGTGGTGAATTCTTCAACAAAACTGGATATACCTTTAAAGTATCCGCCTTATAAGTTTTTTGGTTTGATTAAGAAAATAGTAGGATAAGTAATTTGAAAGTGCCCGGAGCGGGAGTTGAATAAATGTGTTTAGATGTGCGGTAATAACTGTTTAAGTCTTTACTGTTGTGTAAAATCAAGAATAATAAGGTTTTTGAGATTACAAGTAATCACATCTAATCACATCTATTCACAACAAAAACGGAGAAAGTGCGGATAAAGTTTTATTTTTGACCAAAACAACTCTGTATGGCTTCGGTAAATTTTCGATTAAAAGGAGTTAGAAACCCAACTCCTATTTATATTCGGTTTCGTCACGGTAAGGATTTTAATATCTGGAAGAAAACTGGAAAAGTGATTGATCCTAAAAACTGGACGGTTGACAAAAAGAAAAAGATCAACGGAATTACTCCAAAACTAGTTAAGAACGATCCGGAACTTAGGAACCTAAATATTAGCTTAGAAAAGTTATCCATTCATATTATTGAGGCCTTTAATAAAACCAATCCCAAAAAAATTACCGGAGACTGGCTGGAAAAGCAAATTGATATTTTTAATGGTGTATATGATGAAGAAGAGGAAGAGCTAAACGAAGGTTTGCTGTATGCCGTAAATAATTTAATCGATAATGCACATACCCGGGAGAACTCCCAGGGAGGTTTAGGACTTTCTAAAAGTAGAATCAATTCCTACAAGTCTGTAAGGAATGTTTTAAAGCAATACCAGGGGAAAAGGAAATTTAAAGTTTCAGATGTTAATATCAAATTTGGTAAAGACTTTTTGAACTGGATGCTTACCGAAAGAAATTATTCTGAGAGTTATGCCCGTAAAATAATAGATGACCTTAAAACTGCCTGTACGGAAGCTGAAATGAATGGCGTTCCCACACACTTGCAGCTAAAAAAAGTAAGAGGCGGTAAACCTAAATCGGATTATATTATTTATTTGAATCCAAAGGAGCTTGAAACCATTAAGAATAAAAACCTGGATAATAATAAGCTTGAAAATGCAAAGAAATGGCTTTTGTTAGGCTGCAATATTGGACAAAGAGGCTCTGATCTTTTAGCATTAAGAGAATCTAATTTTGTAACCCGGCAAGGTTTAGACCTGATTGAATTGAAGCAGCAAAAAACCGGGAAGAATGTGACTATTCCAGTTTTGGAAACTACAAAGGATATTTTAAAAGAGGGATTGCCTTACCCTATTTCGCTTCAAAAATTTAATGACTACTTGAAACTTGTATGTAAAGAAGCGGGCCTTACAGAAGTGATTCCAGGTAGTAAAATGGTTTCAATTGATGAGGATGGAAATGAGCTGCCAAAAGATGAAAATGGGAATTATATTGGAAAAGGGGAGAAGAGGACCTTACCCGGTTACTATCCCAAATGGCAGTTAATTAGCTCTCACACCTGCAGAAGATCTTTTGCATCAAATCAATACGGAATATTACCAACCCCATTAATAATGCAAATAACAGCGCATAGTACTGAAAAAATGTTCCTTAATTATATTGGTAAATCTTCTATGGATTACGCTCAGGCTATAGCTGACTTTTATAAAAACCAAAAACAGAATAATATATGAAAGCTGAAAGTATTTACGATATTATAAAATCCTTAGAGCCGGGTGAAAGAAAGAAATTAGACACGCTCTTAAACTATGATAGGAAAGAATCTTCTTTTAATGGCTCTCTGCAAATTCCAGAAGATAATTTTATAAAACTATCATTAAAGGCACATACTCTATTTGATGCAAACAATACTTGTATGACGGTTGCAGAATGTGCTGAATGGCTAGGAGTTCATAGCGATACCGTTTTAAGAAGATTGCACGACGGCTCAATAAAGGGAACGCTTGTAGGTCGGGTTTGGTCAATTCCTAAGATGCAGTTTCTGGATAAGATCATAAATGAAAAATAGCGTGTTTACGGGAAACCGTAATAATTAGAATTTCAATAATCTTATATTTAAATCTTTTATCAATTTTAATAATTCGAAAATGAAAAAACTACTAACTTTTATATTTGTTCTCATCTTCACATCCAATAGCTTTTCTCAAAAAATGTACATATGGTGTCCAGATGAGATGGAACCTGTTGAGCAAGCTGAAAAATTAAATGATATAAAAGTATACCTAAATGTAGAAGATGTAAGATTGCTTTCTAAAAAGAAAAAAGAAAAATGCTCAAGCGAGGAACTTATCAGTTCGTTAGAAGATTTAATCACTTCCACTTATCCTAACGCTGAATACGTAAACAATGAAGATGATGGTAATTTAATTGTGCAAGTCCAGATAACAGCCTACTATGCAGAATTCCATACGGCAGTTTGGAAGGGAAAAACCGAAATGAATGTGGAGTTTATCGATAAGCGCAACGGTTCTAAAATTACTGAGCAATTTGAAATATCAAAATCTAAAGCAAATGCTAATTTTGGAGGTATGATTACAGCTAAAAATAACCTTAGAAAATCTTATAATAAAGCTATGATTGAATTATTCGCGGCTCTCAATAAGTTTGTTGGCTAGTAATAATTTTTTATTTTTTACTCACTCACGTACATAATATTCATTAAATTTTTTCTCAATTAACTTTCGATCAACCTTTTGCTTTTTATTAATGATAAAGTATGTGCTATTGTAATCGTCTTTTTCGTGAATAAATGCTTTGGGAGAGAAGTATCTTACAGTTAATGTTCTGTAAATCCTATATCGTCTGGTATTTTCAGGTCTTTCACCTAATGAATTTTCACCAATAAAACCAAATGAAGCTAAAGGATCCTGTGTAAGTATATGTGCAGCTAAATCAATACAAGTGCTAAAAATTCTAAAGCCATCCCCATCCTCAAGCTGGAGTTTATACCTATTTTTTAAATTTTTATGAATACGACAATAAAATTTCGCGAAATATATATTGGAATGATACTGTTCAACTTCAATAAAATAAACCCGGTTGAACCGGGTTTTAAAACGATAGATATCCCTCTTTATTAAAAGGCCATCATTCACTCTTTCCCTATGAAAAAAATGTAACTCGTAGGGTTTCAAATATAATTATGTAAAAAGGTAAGAATAAGCTTTACTTCTGCTAGCTTCAATTTCCTTAGGCGAAACTCTTTTCAGGTTGAGTGGTCTTGCCTCCTTATTATTGGAAGAAGGCTTTTTATTAAAATTTACCTTCGTTTTCATCACTTACTAATTTGCGTTAGAGCACAAATATAATACAATTTATGCACACTATGCACAAGTATACACAATACTGCATATTTAAATTCTAACAAAACCGTAAATTAAAAGGCAATCCAAAAAGATTTTACCCTCTTCTAATTCCTACTCTGAAACTCCAATATCCCATTTTCAATAGTACTCATTTTATTGTTTATGCTTTCTAAATATCTGTTATAACGAGTATTGGATGCAATTTCCGCTATATGTAAACTAGATTGTTGAGCTACTATTAACATCTCTCTAGTATCTATTCTAACAGCATTCCAGTAACCTTCTAAAACGCCTGCCTGGTCCTCGGTTATACCTTTAATTGCACCGCTCATTCCTTCGCGGTTTGCGGGTTGATCGTAAAGAGATCCTATGCCGGTACTTTCTAAAATATCATTAATCGCATTCATATCTGCCTGGGCACCTTCAATCATAGAGCCGTACATTTCCCGTAAAGATTCTATTTCTCTAGCAGAAAATTGTTGATCTGATCCATATTCAGAAAACTTTTCATAAAACTTACCTACCTCATCTTCTATAAATTTTATCTGAAAAGCATTAAGTAGGGCGTTCTTCATTAAGTCCTCAAAGCTCTCTGCAAAATCCTCTACAGCTGTATAACCATCCCTGAAACCTTGAATAATACTATCGGTTATATTAGATGCAGTGGTACCAGTAAAGAGTTCATCTAATTCCTGATTAAGCGCTTCAACTTCTCTTCGAGCTTCTTCGGCTTTTTCCTGAAATTCTTCAATCTTAGCCTGGTCAGTTCCACTCCCTTTACCTTTTTTTGCAATGGTAGTACCTAGTATTTTAACCTGTTTTTCAGCTTCCTTCTCGGCTTCCTCAGCTTTTTGCGCTTGGATCTCCATATCTTCAAGCTGTCTAATGGCTTCTTGGCGGCTGTTCACTCGTTCGGTTCCAATACTCTGAGAGATAGAATAATCTAATTTTTCAATTGATTTTTCAAGCCTACCTATAGCTTCCTCATAAACAGCTGTATTGCTTTCAATTTCTGTGGTTATGGCAGAAGTTAAAACCTTCATTGCACCGCCTACAATGTTTCCGCTGGCAATCATTCCTGCGCCTTCAGCAACCCCGGCAAACTGCGCTAATCTATTGGCTCCTTCCTCATCTCCGGAAATTGAATAATATAGATCCGCAACCCCGTAAAGTCCATCTGTAACTCCGTAGAGAGCATCTATTAATTTTTTATTGGCTTGCTCTTCCTTTCGGCCGGGTTCTAGGGTAACACTATTTTCACCTTCTCGATCAGCTAATTCAGTAGATCCTTTTAAACCACTTTGTTTTAATAGCTTTTCCAGGTCTTTAACATCCAGCTTAATAGAGGGCTTTTTATTCGCATCACCTTCTGAGATACCAAAACTGCCAGCGGAAAGAATAGTGCGCTGCTCATTATCCTTAGCTAATATTAAAGCTTCTTTTTCTGCAGCACTTTGGGCGGCCTGGATTCTACGATCTAAATATTCCTCATAGTCTGCACCCTGCTTTAGTAAATTAGCATAAATACCATTTGCCAGGTCATCATAGCCCCTGCGAACCAGATTAAAATAGTTTTGGTAGTTCTGCTCAGTTTCCTTTAACTGCTTTTGAAGCTCTTTTAAATAATCGCTTTCACCATCACCACCTCCGGAACCGCTAAACTCAGTATTTAAATAGCGGCTTCGAGCTTCAGCATATTTTTTAATTTCTTCAATCTCAGAATCCAAAAAAGGTTTTAAAGAATCCAATTTTTGAACGTCATCAATTTGCCTAAACTGCGCGATAATCTTTTCACGGGCCTTTAATGCTTTCTCAATATCTTCAATACCGGAATTCTGGAAATCACTTAATTGACTGGACTTGGTAGCTGCATTAATTCGCTTAATGGCTTCCGCTCTTCCGTTGGCTGTTTGAAGTTCAGCTTTAGAAAGTTTTTGATTTCTATCGGTTAGATCTTCAACAATATTTTTCTGTTCGCTTAAAAGCTGGTTTAAATTGTACTGCTCTGAAGTAGCCGCGCTCATTTCCCTGAAACTACTTTCTGCAAAGCCTTCTTTAGGGTTGACGTTACCAAATCCAGTTGCTACGGTTACACCTTTCCCGGCTTCCCTTAGTTGGTCCCGTAAAGACTTTATAAGTTCCTGGTTATTTAGATCCGGATTTATTTTAAGCTCGATCCCGTTATCTTCTGCAATTACCTGAAGAGAAGCCAGGGCTTTATCAAATTGATCCTGTGCGTTCTCTATTTTAATTTCAGTTTCACCTTGCTTTCTTAGAGCTTCTTCAAGTTCCTTTTGTCTGGTAGCAAACTTAAAACGCAGGATATACGCTTCATTCACTTGGTTTAGTACACCTAGTAATTGATCCGTAGTAGTTTTCTCTTTATCAATATTCCCGATAAACTCAGGATAGTTTTTTATAATCTCATCCCTTATGGAATTGAATTCCTCACTCTCTTCGTTTACACCTTCAAGGGAGTTTTTAAGCTTATATACTTCAATCCGCTGTTTTTCATAGGAGGAAATTATTTGTTCGTTGCTATCCAGGGCTTCATTTACAAAGCCTGCGAAACCACTTGAAATATCTACTAAGGCATCACCAAGCTCTTTTGTAGTGGCTTTTATTCTATTTCCTAGAATTCCCCATTGATTGGTATTGGAGCTCAGCATTCTTTCATTTGCCAGATTAGTAGCTCCGGCTGCTTTGGCATATTCCGCAAGGTCTTGCTGTGCTCCCCTGGCATTTTTACCAGATACGGCTAGTATAGCGCTCATAGCTTCAACCCGGCCGGTAAGTTCTTTAAGTTTATTCTGACTGCCTCCGGCCTCTTTATAAATGGCTTGTAGTGCATTCTGCAAAGTCATACTTTTTGCGGCTCCATCACCTAAAACCTCGTTTGCAGCTTCAATAGCTGCCCTTATTTGGGTCATTGCCTGCGAGGTTGGTGTTCCCTGCTTTGTTAGCGAAGCTACAGCGGCCGCAACTTCTTCAAAGTTATAGCCGGAAGATGCTGCAAGAGGAGCAACCTCAGATAAAGAATTCGACAGCTCATCTATAGTGGTTTTACCTAATCGTACGGTAGTAAAAAGGATATCGGAAACCCTCTCCGCATCTTCGGCTTCTAACTTAAAGGCATTTAATACAGTGGTTAATCCGTCCGCTGCTTTTTCAGTAGTAGTTACACCAGCGGTTGCGGCTTTCGTTGCAGTTTCAAGAAGTTTAAGACCCTCAGCACCATCATAGCCAGCTGAAACTATTTGGTAGTAAGCTTTAGCTAATTTGGCTGGGGCATCTGGACTTATTTTGGATAATGCGAATACAGCACTTGAAATTCCTTCGAAGTCATCTTGAGCGGCTTTTGAAATGGTTTGCACCTCTTTCATAGCTTGCTCGTATTCCTTCATCATTTTATAAGCATCATTACCTATCTTTGCAAAGGCTGTAGCTGCTGCACTTGCCAGAATACCAAAAGGGCTAATTTTCCCAATGGTTCCTGCTAAGCCTTGTACTATTCCTGTTGCTTCTGCTGCACCGGCTTTGAGCCCGGTCGTGTCAATTCCACTTTCAAAGAAAAGTGAGTTCGTTCCTCTAACTGCCATAACTGTCGAATTTTAAAGCAATTTAGAGTAGGGAGGGAGGTTAAACCCTTTATTTACGGGAGGTTATGCGTAGGTGCCACTACTGGTATACGTTTATTGTATTTTGCAAAGTCTGAGCATATAGTTTTATGCGATACTGAAAATACTGCAGCTGCTTTTTTGGTTGCCTCTTTAAAAGAATAACCCGGTTTAAGTTTTTGGGCTTTCATATATAAGCCAATATGATTCTGACGCTTGTAAAGAAGATCTTTATCTCTATTCATTTAATAAACCAGATCTCTTTTTGTAGCGTTTATTTGAGCTTTGCTCTCGCTGTAGTCTTCGATCAAACACAATCCTTTACTTTCTACTTTAGAGCTGCCAAAAGCAACTACCTTAGAGTTTTTGCAAGTAACCTGGCTATTATGGAAAGCTGTAATAAATGAGGAATCGTAGGCCTCGCAAGTAGAATTGTCAAAACAACGCACCCGGCTATGTCCAGAAACAATTGCTTTTGCATCTTTGAATAAAATTAACTGGACGTCCTTTTCAACTACAGTTCCAGTAAAATAGATTCCAGCACCATTCATTTTTATTTCATCACCTAGAGAAAGGATTACATCACTATCAATAACATCGGAATTAATAAGCCACTCAATATTTTCCTGAAGCATATAGAGCGCTCCTTCGTCTGTGAAATTAGCTTTGAGCCGTTCCAGTTTAAACCAGTACTGCTTGCAAAGCTCGTTTTCATCGAAGTTAATATCCTTGATAGTATTATAAATATGGTCGAATAACTTCCTCATTGCTTGATTTTAATGGAGCTTAATAAGTCTCTGATCTTTTCAGAGCTTGGTGCACTTCCGGTGATTACATCATAACCCATACTTTCAACCGCTGCGGCATAGCTCATTCCGGCAACTCCAATAAGTACAAAACCGCGGTTATGGTTTGCTGCTACTTCTGCAGCTGCTTTTTTAGCATTATTTACACCTTCAGGATAATCCCCTGGAAAACTAGAAAATATTTCCTGTCCGTCTTTGAGAATCATATATCCAATAGAGGCGAGTAGGTTCCCAGTGCGATCACCAAACGTCCTATTTGCCTTTGCATCTTCTATAAATTCATCACCTGCGTAATGTAGTGCATTTATAATAGCATCCTCATAAGCCTGCGTTCGGCTTTGAATGTACTGGTTAACCCCGGCCATTGTAAACTTTGCCTTCATAATATGGCTATTTGGTCTTGGGAAAATTCCGTAGATCCTTTATTAATTCGCCTAAAATATCATCTTGCTCATTAGGCTTATAGCTGTCAAAATTAGCAGAGAATAAAAGGGTAGCTTCAATAGGGTCTTTACCGTCAAATTGAGCGTTAATTGAATCCCGGATATCCTGTTTTGCTTTTAGATGTTTAGCTCTTCCTTCAGGAGTTTTAGGATTTATATTATTTGTGATTAAAAAATGACTGAGGAAAATAACCTGTTCAATAGTTTTAATCTGTAAACCCGCAATATTGTAAGGTTGGCTCAAAGCTTTCATATTACCCAACTACTTTTTGAGCAAAGGATTTTACTTCTTCCTCTGAAATCTCTTCAGTTCTAGATTTCCTTTCTGCTTCCTGGTCTTGAAGCTTTTTCTTTTGCGCTTGAAGTCTCTCGATCTCTCTATCGATAGTCTCAATTCTGTTTTCTGTAAGGCTCATTGCGTTATTAATTTTTACTCAATTGTTTGAATCTCTTGATTTCTTCCTCGGAAGGCTTGTCTTTAGTCCGTAGCCCTTGGAGTTTTTCTTGAAGTTGGGCTATTTCGGCTTTAGTGTCTGCAATATCTTGCTCGTTTTCAGTCATAATTGGTTATTTGTTGGTTACTTCCTTTTCAATTAATGAGTTTACAAAGCCGGTCATAGTCTGGTTATTTATTGCCGCCTGAATTTTTAATTTTCTTTTCAAGGTTGAAGGCATATTGATAACCAAATTGGTGTGGCTCTGTGTTTTAGTTCCGCTCATTTTGATAGTATTACTTATAATACTGCTAAAGTATGTAGTACTATAAGTTTCTGTCCTTGAAATATGCTTTTCAATGCGTAGATGCCATTGAAAGGAAAAAGTAAAATCTATAAAATATATTTTTTAGTATTTATTCTATAGAATCTAATAACTAGAATGTAATATTTACTGAGCGTAAAATTGGGCTTAGTAGTTAACGGGCTAAAATTTAAGCTCGTTGTAGGACAGGGAAATTTTTCCCAGTCCTCTTATGGGAATTCACTGAGCTTAAAAGTTAGCTTAGTAGTCCGCTTAGGAGTTGAATTAAAAAACAAATCCCTAGCAATTGCAGGGACTTAAAGGAATTCAATATTTAATCTTATCCGTACTTTATCCGAAATGAGAATTAACCGCCATAATTTAGGCCCTGGATCGCTTTAGGTTTCACTACTTGAAAATTATCACTTTTTAATTCAAATACTCTCTTCATCATTTTAGAATCCAGTAAATCGGGAGAATCACCCTGTAAGTATTTTTCCTTCATAACCTGTTTAGAGATCAGTGCCAGAGGTTCCTCATCCATACCTTTCTTTTTCTTGATTGCTTTACGCTCGTGCAATAGCCGCTGTCTAACGGTCATTTTATTATCGTACATCTTATCGGCTACCTTTGGCGAAATGTATTGTTCTTTAACTTCTCCATCCAGATAATAGCACTGAGTTTTAAGGTTCTTGAATTTACGGCCGTCCTTCATTTCATAAGCTTTACCACCGTTATCAAATGGAATAGAATTAGGAATATAGGCATTATCCGTACCACCGATAAAGGACCCCACACCATTGGCATCATAGGTTATTTTTGAATTAGGAACCCCGTGTTTATTAGCCATACTCATAATAGCATCAATCACCTCTTTACCAGTAGATTTGTCTATTATTTCAATATCTTCCCATCGTTCCCCTTCAAAGTAGGATATAACAAGCTTGTTCTTTCCAGAGGTGGCCACATCGACCGTGATACACTTTTCACCTGACTTTACCCATTGGTTTGTAAAGAAGTCTTTAAAAGCCTCGTAATTGTAAACATCTAAAGGATTTAATGAAACCTTCCAGTTTCCGTCAAGTAGCTGCAGTTTTGTTTGGTCATCCTGAGCCGCGAGGTTTGCCAGGTAGTCAGGGTTTACACTCAATAGTTTTTTATTGTCGTAGATTGAACCGCCTATGAAAGTCATAGATTTAACAAAGTGCTTTGCTTCAATTCCTGAAGCCTCTACCAAAGGGTTGATTAAGTAAGATCCCTTTTCTATACATTCCTCAACTGAATTGCCCCAAATCATTGTTTCTCCATCGCGGACAAAATACCGGATCACTCCCTGGCGTTCTTTTATCGGGAATCCGTCTTCTCCAATCCACCACTTAACAAGCTCATAAACCCAACTATCTGGATCAGGATTACAAGTAGCTCTTATGTATGGTTTTACTCCTGAGCTGGAACGGTTCCGGGAGAGCATATAAAAGAAAGTATTCTTTGAGAATTGGGTTAACTCATCAAAGCCTATAAATGGAATCTGGGAACCCTGCCAGCTTGTTACATTCTTTTCGTGCTCCAAGTGGGTAAATTTTATTTTTGAACCGCTGGGGAACGTCCATTGCAATTCCGTTTGGTTAGGAGTAGCGCCTACAAGAGAATAGAGCTTTTTAGATTCATCCCATAAACCGCCCTCAGCTTTAATTTGAGTAGTTAGCCGCCTGAAAATTACACCACCAAACCCCGGATTATTCACATCGCGTAACGGGTCCATTAATAAACAGAAAGTTTTACCAACTCCTGCAGCTGAGCCACCTATCACAATATCGGCCGCTGAAGATAAGGTTAATTCCTGGTAGCCGGGTTGGGCTTTAATCTTTACTATTTCTGCCATTGTTCGGGATTTCTACCAAAGTAATATTTGAACTCGCTTTTTGTTTGTTGTCTACTTCATAGAATCCAACGTGCTTATTAATCATACCTTGAGCTGTTTCCTTATCAATAAACGTACATTCTACAAAGTCTTCGGTAATTATACTTTCTCCTTGGGCGTAAGTCTTGCTCCGGTGTTTGAATGACTTTATAAGCTTTCTAACGTCTTCGGGTAAAGCTTTCACTTCATCAACCGATAAGCCTAATACTTGGGTTATGTCGGAATCAACCCACTTAGCTAGCTTCTTTAAAACGTCTTGGTGTGTTATTTCCAGCTCATCAGAAACCTTTTTGTTTAGTTCTGAAATAAATTTCTGAACGTCAACATTTGTCAACAGTCTTTGCCCTTGGGACCTAGCTGTTCTTTCTGAGTAACCAGCCCTAATTGCAGCCTGAGTTGCATTAAAATCGATAACATACTCCTGGCTAAACCTTTTTTGTTTTGCGTTTAGTTTTTTTGTATTCTGGCTCATAATCTGGTTTTATAATTCTTATTACTTCAACCTCATTCATCTTTAAATAAAATTCAGCTAAGTCATTTAGAAGAAACTCGAACATTACTCCTTTCCGGCTTTGGAAGTACCACTTAATAAACTTGGCGCGGTCTTCCTCTAATTCAATTCCGTTTTCCTGTTTAAATTCCTCTCTGGTTTGTTTTATTATTTCATTCGTTCGATCTGTTATGGTTTGCTTCATAAAAGCCGCTTGCACATCAAATTCGTTTACTTCAATAATGTGTTTTTCAATCGGTGGGGTAGAGTTTATCTTTTTATACAATCCTTTTTGCGGTGGCGTTTCGGACTCGATAACATTTTGCTCTATCCACTTCATTTTTTTACCTCCTGAAAAAACCTCTATCCTAACCTGGAATATTCTCATTAAGCTTAAAACCGTTTTTAGTTGCTGTGAAATTATCTCGTATGAAATACGGTGTATTGGACCAGCCTTTAATTTGCTCTGCGTTTTTATTTAGGAAATTTAGGCCTCGTTTCGGCATTCCTTTAACCTGGTACTTTGCAGGAATTGGTTCACCGGCTAAATAATTCTTCATTACATTTCGCGGAATTCTTACAGAAGTAGACAGGCATAAACATTGGGGATGATAACCTACAAACTTAAATTCCTTCGGATAAAGTCCTACCAATTCGTTGCAAATGTCTGGCTCTGGATGACTTGGACTTAAACTAATTCGTTGGCCTACTACAAAGGGTAAATTTTGCCTTCTTTGGAAATCATTATCTCGATAAGCCATATTTACCTCGGTTCTACTCAATCGAAGTGCGTTCTTGTAGCTTGATCTATAAACGCCTTGCCCTGGGTGGTATCGCTTAGCAGGTTTACTCAATTGTAATTTTCCGTTTTCGTCTCGAATCCTTCTAAATCTACGGTTAGGCTCTTTGAGATACTTTTTTAAATCAGTTGCCATTTCGGGAGCACTCCGGCCGTTAACTACACCACTTTCTAAAAGTACATTCATAGATTGCTGGGTTTCCCTGGTAAGCTTCCAAACGCGATCACTAAGGCCTAATCCTTTTACCTTTCGATTAATAAAGGCCTGGGTAGCTCCTGAGTTCGTCATTAGCATTGTATTGACCTCTTCAGAAGTCATATCCATATCTTTCAGATAATCCTTTATGAAATCATCTGTACAAGCATTAGATTGGGATATACCCTTAGAAATTTGCTCAATGAAAAGCGCCTCCAAGTCATCATTGAATCGTTGGAGGGCTCTTTCTAGCTCCTGTTTTTTAGCGCTTGTCATACGGCCGCTATAATTACGAAGGATAAAACCAAACTCTTTTGTGTATTCAGAATATAGGCGGTTGAGGTGCCATTCCTGAGCACTTATAAGTTGGAATACTTTACGCTCGCAAGGATCTATTGAATCACTCATCTTCCCTGTTGTTTAAACCGTAACCGCTGCGCTGAGCTTCCTCTTTTTGGATTTTAGTTAACTCAGCATCCGCATCGTTGGTATAGGGGTTTAGCTTAATTCCGGTTTCCTGGCTTAAGATAGCTTGGCCCCCGGTGGCATCCATAAGGGTTTCAATCTCTTCTTTTAAATCGTCTGGTAGCGATAAATTGAAACTGATATCGAAATCAAACTTTTCTTTGTTTCCTTGACCGGCACTAATTACATTTAGAATCCTTTCAATAGTAATCTGGTATTGATTCTGTTTAGCCTTTGCCTTGTTGATGGCATCCTGAAGCATTAACTTTAAAGCCCTTCCCGAAATAGCCCCAATTCCCTTCACATTATCAAACGATAGGTTAGGAGTGCGGGAAATATTGAAAATCATTTCCTTCAAATATTCCATTTCCAGTTTAATAGAATCTACTCCGGTGTCTCTTCTTAAAAAATCAGCATCCGCTTCCACTATTTGCCCTTCTTTGACCGCATAGCCAAGCATTAACGATTTCCCGTCTTCACTAACATCAATCAAGGTTTCTTGCTTACCGTCCTTATTTGTAAATGCTGCTCCTTTAAGTTTTAGAATAGGAAAGGCGAAGTAGTTGTTTGATCCAGCAAGTTTACTCATGATCATTTCAATGCGATCAATAAGCTCTTTCACGTCAAACCACTCTGGTTCTTTTTGTTCCATAAATACAACTGGAATCACACCAAAATCGTGAGTGGTGCTTTCGTCTGTTTGATACTCCAATTCTCCATCCTTCCCTTGGTATTTATGAATATAATCCTTGGTGAAAATCCAAATGTTATCATAACCTTCCATTTCCCACTCCCAAAAAACCGCTTCAAGATCTCCATAAGGATCATATTTAGGTGTAAAACTTCCATTGTCGTAGTTATATAACCTGGCTTTAACTTCATCATCCTTTTTTTCGAATATGAAGGCCGCTATTGTACTACTCATTACTTCCTCAGCAAAGTCGTAAAGTTTGTTATTAACGCGGCTAGCCTTGAAGGCATCTAGTACTTTTTTGGCTTTTTCATTTTCTTCTCCGGCAATTGTGATATCTGGATGCTCTCCAAAGAGGAATGAAGCTGCTGTTTGCACGATCTTTTTCTGAAAGTTTATAGTAATTTTTTCAGCTTCGACAACTTTTTCTCCCTGCCGAATGTTTTGGCGGTGCCCTATTTGAAGCTTTCTTATTTTACGATCCCCATTATATTCTTTATAATATTTGGTGATGTCTCTCTTAGCGCTGGCAATAAACTCCTTCACCTCGCTTTTTTTCGTGTAATCTATCTCTAGTACGCTCATAACTATTTCTTATTTCCTGCAATTTCATTCATTGTTGGTGCCGACATTTCTCTGTGAAACCGCTGGGTTTCCTTTCGATTTTGCTCTTTTTTTCTTTCCCATTCATTTTGCCCGGAAACCATAAACCGAATAATAGAAGGCTTTAGCGTAGGCTGTCCGTTTTTGTACGTAAGAAATTGATTCTCAATGCTGCTTAAACTACCATTCCATCTAAAATCTAATTTATCCAAGTGGTCTTTGAAGCTTTTGAAAGCAGAAATAAAATCCTGGGCTTTTTGATAGGCTTCGTGTTCTTCGGGACCTTCCAAATAAGTCCTGCAGTATTCTTCTAGAATTTCCTCGCGCTGTTCTTTTAAAACCGCAAAGCCTCCGTTTTTGAAACTGGTGATATAGCTTTTGGGTAGGAGGGGAGTATTAGTCATACCATACCTAGGTGCATTGAATTCTTTCAACATTTTTACCTGAGTATTGAATTTCTCAAATACTTCATCGGCACCATTCATCATATTTTTCTGAAGTCTGGTAGAAGTGATACCGGCTTTTTTAATTTGATTCTCTTCTTTTGCCAGGTATTCTCTTTTGATTCTGGCCGTTCCTTTGCTTAGGATCTCTTGGAAAATATCATTGTTCAGATTTCCAAGCTCCAAATCATTGTAAGTAGCTTCAACCTTTTTCAGGATTGGCATCATTTCATTTAAATCCTTAAGCATAGCATTTAGCTTATCCTTGTCTTCGTGGATTAAAGTCCGTTGTTTAGTTTTTGTTGTCATTGTATATAAATATTAAAATTGATTACTTTTTTGTTGCGGTTTTTCCCTCCTACGAAGTAGGCACGTGTTTGAAATTGTCATTACAAATACACATCTTGCAGAGGAAAATCCGGAATGTTAAATTTTTAATTTTCTCTTTTCATAGCATTGGTCATAACAATCGAAAAAGAGATCAATTAGCTCGTTTGTTTCCAGATATTTTATGGTAACAATCCAGTGATATTTTTCTGTTTTGCCTATCCATTGGGGAGCTTCCCCAGGATCTTTTCCAACGCCTATAACTCTGAATTTTCCTTTATTTGGAAATGTTTGAGTGATGTGCGGATTTAGTCTTATTGTCTGTTTTCCGACTTTCATTTGTGGTGATCATAAGCTGTTCTGAATATTAGAGTTTGAAAATTCGTTTTATTTGAAAAGATTGATTGCCTGGTTAACTTCAGTTTGCATTATTTCGGCTACTGTTTTATTATCCCAAACTTCACCTAAAAATTTCTGCATATTTTCAGGCTCTTTGAGAGCTTCTTGTATTGCTGCAGTGTCATTTTTCCTGTTCTCATCTGTTTCCAATGCTGGATGCTCCATTGAAACCCCTGCGCTTTCTAACACTTCATATCTTTCACTGTCGTTTAAGCTTTGTGTGAAATCTGAAATAATACTAGAGAGTGGTTTTTTGAGGAGGTTGTAAATTTTCCTTCTAGGCTCCTTATCCATTACTGTAGCATTATCATTTTCCAGAATTTTCTGAAACAAATAGATATAAAGCTTAGCGAAAAGCTCATTATGCTCATATTGCTGCTTTTGATGTTCCTCTACGGCTACATTAATTGTCTTTAAAGCTTCAAGGTCATTAGCATTTATTCGGAAGCTATTATCTCCTTTTTTGATAGCTTCTGAAAACCGCCAGCCTAGCCGCTGCAGTGCTTTTTTTGTTTCCATTACTGCCATTCTTCATTTTTGATATCACATTCATATGGCAGGGTTTCATCATTCAATTTGAAGTGAAAAGGATCGAATGGTGCCCCCCTGGAATATATTTGACTTACTTTTATTGGACTGTTCTTAACCTCCGGATTCTCATCGGTATCTTTCAAAAGGATTACTGATTCAGATTTTTTTTGAATTGCGCTTCCCAGGTGCCCGGTAGCTTTATCTGAAGTAGAAGTTTTATGAATTACAGTATTGATATGCATCTGGTTTTCTTTTCGCCAGCGCTTAATTTTATTGGCTACATAAACCGATTGTTTTATATCATTGGTATCATCTACTAAATCCGCGATCCCATCAATACTCATCCATTTGATATTGTTTTTATACCTTCGGTCTTTCAGCAATTCATCTATAAACCTTACAATCTCGTTAGAATCCAAGCCCTCTAAACCAAAACTCAAATAATTATTGTAGGTTTCTCCTACCAGTTCCGCAACTCTCCGGAAAGATCTTTGAGCGTAATATTCTCCTTGCTCAGTATCGATATCAATAATGTATGGCTCACCTTCTCGGTGCGTTCTAATATTTGGAAAGTACCGGTTCGTCTGGCCTCCAATGTAGGCGGCTACCAATGCCGATTTAAAAAAGGTTTTTTTAGTTTTTGATGCTGCAACTATCGCAGAGAATTCACCATAGGAAAAAGTATTATTCCTATACATCCGGCCTTTATATTCGTGCTGCCCTATACTTAAAGCCGTAGGAGGTAGCTTTAGATCTTCTGAAAGGTCTACAAAACTTTCAACAAATACGCGATCGTATTCAAAAGCTTCATCACCCTCATTATTGATACTTAATTTATTTATGTCTATTTGATCAATCATAAGCTTCAATTTTTTGTTTTCCCCATACTTCTTCATTTTGATCATAAAATGCTGTGTGGTAGTATTCGAATTTTGATAAAAGATGCTGAGGGCTTGTTTGCATACTTTTATTGTCATTCGGGAGGGTCTTTTGTTTAAAAAGACCTATTAATGCTTTTCTGAAATCTTCTCTGGAATATGTTTTTAATAAATCATTAAAATTAGATCGCTCTATTCCGGCTCCAATTCTTTGTAAATGGCTAGGTTTTCTAAGGTGCTTAGACCGTAACTCATTCCAGTCTTTTAAAAAATCCTTTTCGCAATAATCCTGGTTTAATGGTTTATTGGTTTCATTGTTTATTTGTTTGTCTATATTACCTCTACTGTCCTCCTGCTGTATACCTACTAAATCAAGTACTGAATTACCTACTGAATTACTTACCGACTTAAATTTTAATACGGCAGGGATAGATATTATATTAGCTGAATTAGCATTTTTTGCCTTAGTGATAATCCTTATGAAATCCCATTCAATTAGATTATTGAATGCCTTGTAGTAAGTGTTTTTGGATTTGATTCCAGTAGCTTCCATAGCCTGCAAGGTTGGAAGTCCAAATTTTTCTTTCCATCCAAAGCGGTTATTCTGGTCTATAGCATAGAAATAAATAGCAGTGTGAGAAGGTTTAACTAGATCCGGGTGTTCAAAGGACCAATCAAACCATTCGCGAGAAATCGTGTAGGTGTTTACCTGTTTAGTTCCCTTCATTTCATATCCAGTCTTCATAAGAATTAGATCTATAGAATTCTGAATATTGAAGTGGTGTGAACCTGAAAATTAATGTGAAGAAGTCTTCTAAAAGTCTAGAAAACTGCGGTTTGAAACGTATTTTTTTACTATATTTACACATCGTTAAGCCTTTTTTGAATTAATATTAACCCTAGAGGATTGGTACTGCTCTAGGGTTTTTTAATTATTGGTCTAACAGTGTAAGACTATTATCTATCTCGGAACGTTTATACAATACCCGTTTACCATAGATTTTATATTTTTTTAGATATCCCTTTTCAACGTAGGTATCTACTGTATTAGGATGTACTTTAAGAAGTTTGGCGACATCCACTTTGGTAAGATATTCTTCTTTTTTTTCTGGTGCGAGGGCGGTTTTGAGCTCATTAATCTCCTCTCTTAATCCGCGGAAAATCTCAAAGAATTTTTCTGCTGAAATGTTTTGTACTTGTAGATTTGTGATATCTCCTACATTATGCCAATCTTTATTCATTACACTGTTTGTTATTGGTTAACAGTGCAATTTTAAGCTGGTAAAATCTAAATAATACCATACTCAGGTACTTACTCGGGTAGACCTTTAACTAAAAATTAACAAATCTACAGCTATTTATTATTTTTGTTTTTCTCTTGAAGTTTAATTTTCCATAAATCTAACTTAGTAGAAAGCGATTCTAAGAATATATTTTTTCCGCTTGGACGTTGCGTTATTTCATAGATTTTATCTGCTTGAGTTTTGCTATCCAATTCTAGGTTAAAAAAATTACCTAAGGCCTTTATAATTTCTTTCTGAGTGGTGTCTTTAGGCTTTTTCATTTCACATAGCGCTTTGCCTAGTTCCGCAATCTCTAATTCTGAGAATTCCCAGTTTATTTTCTTATACTGTGGTTCTGCTGGGGAGCTTTTTTCCCCCTGAATCTTATTCTCAATCATTTTTTGAAGTCTGTATAGCGGTATAAATTCATATGGAAAAAGTATTTTTTCAATGTCGATACGTGGAAAGCTATTAGCTTTTTCATTAACCTCTTTTAGTTTTCCATTTATTGGTTTTTTATAAGGAACTTTTAAATTATTATTTTTTCTTTTTTCAATTTCTTTACTAATTTCTTCTTTCGTAAAACTACATTCCATCTCTTCAAATTCCGTAGATAAGTATAGTGAGAGATCACCCTGAAGTGCTTTTAAAAGTTCAGTATCATAATTATTGGAAATTTCTCTTAGACCTGAAATAATATCAAAGTCACCCAATAATCCGTGCCTAACAGAATCGAAAAATTTGAAACTTTTAGAGTCGTTATAAGTTAAATCCATTACTCCTTTCTTATTTATTTCAGGCTATTCGGGTTAATTTCACCTACTTTAATATAGGTTTCTCCCTTTTTAATATAAAGGGCCTGGGCTTCACCTTCAGGTGTAAATAAGTCCCTTAATTCTACGTCCAGAGCTTCGGCAATCTTTCTCAAAACTTCTGGCCGGGGAAAAGAATTGCCGCTTACTATTTTAGATACTGCTACGGTGGAAATCCCAACTTGTTCAGCCAGTTGTTTTCCAGTCATATTCTTTTCCTTCAATAATTCTCTTAATCTTAAATGATCCATAATGTTAATATTAATTGTTCTTGACAAAGGTATAAAATTAAACTTAATAGAAATAAAAATACATTAAATTAAAAATAACTTTAATTAAAATTAGGTTGTTATTTAAGTTTGTATTAATTTAGCATAAAATTATTAACCGAAACTTTAATATTATGAGATTAAGCAACGAATTTATTAAGAAGGATTGGGGAAAGATCCAAAATAACGCACACAACTATATGGTTCTTGATATAGAGCACCTTGGTTATTCAGACGATACAGAGGCATTCGAGACTGGCATTGATATAATAAATCTTTACAATACGCTAAGGATGGTAAACAGTTTTTTCGCTAAGGCCGGTATCGCAGATAAAATTGAAACATCTATATTAGGCAATATGATAAACTCATATTATACAGGAAAGCCATTTACGGATAGTCAACTTGCAGAAATGGTTAATCTAAATAATAGTGTAGAACACTTGGCAGAATCAATAAAGCACATTGCTCCCTTACTTATGGAAAACGCTTATATACCAACCAGCGTTATAATGTGCTTGATAGGTTTTAACCTGAGTAAACAGCAGGAATGCGACTGTTTAAGTAGAGATAATTTTGCCGAAACTAAAGAGGAATTCTATAAATTGGAAGAAAAACTTTTCGAGGGCGAAATCAATGTGAAAGAATTCAGGAAATTAGGACTTGATATGCTAAATTCAGCCTATAAGTCAAAACAGTAAATTATGTGGACACCAGAAGAAAAAGAAAAACGAGTAAATGAGCTTCTAGAGTTTTTAAATAATGAACTTGAAGCTCACAGTGATAATGAATTTGAATATAAGGAGGAGACTTTAAAAGCCCCTGGATTACTGTCTAATCTAAATGCCAGCTTTGAAGCTTTAAAAATTAATATTCGGTACCAATTAAGTCGGAGAACCGGAGGCCCAAAAGTTGACTTTTTAGAATTTAAAGACCCAAAAGGTATTACAAATTACATTAGCAAAGCCTCAGCAGAAGAGCTGCAGGAATTAGAAGACCGGGTAGAGTATCATTTAGATACAATGGTTTTTTATAGCAATGATATGCTTTTGAAAGATTAATGTTTTAAATATATATTTTGTATATATTTGCATAAAACAAATAAGTAATGAGAAAATTAATAGACATTCCGGAAAACATAGTTACAGATTTAAAAGTATTAGCTGCTCTTTCGGATAAAGATTTAAAGAATTACATACAGGATGTTATTCGCGAGGACGTAAAAAAAAATAGAGATTTAATTAACTCTCAATCCGGTGAGTTGGAAAAATGGGCTAATACTCAATTAGAGGAGTTAGAAAAATTAAAAAACAAAGTAGACGTCAAAGGAGATCCGCGTATTAAGAGTTTATATAATGCCCTTGAAAAAATAACCAGGGAATCTATTGCAAATCGAAAAACCAATAATAAAGAAAATAAGGTAGAAATTCTTAAGCCTAAAAAACCCAAGGGACTAAATATTGGCGGTGAATAACTTGGAATTTTAAAATTTATTCAAACGTTAATTTCCGCGTTTTCCTCTGCAAGATGTGTATTTGTAATGACAATTTACGCACTTTGCCTACTAGGGTAGGATAAAAAGTTTTCATTCGGAACTCATAAAACCGGTAAAAGGAGCGAAATTATAAACGAGGTTTATAAAATATTATTGACAAAAAAGGAGAAACAGCGGAGAAAGTAAGGATGTTTAAGCAGGTAAAGTTTTGATTTTAAGCTATGTACGTAGTGTTTAAGTGCCCGGAGCGGGAGTCGAACCCGCACGCCCTAATGGACACATGGCCCTCAACCATGCCTGTCTACCAGTTCCAGCACCCGGGCTTAAAACAAGTCTGGAAAAAGTAAATTTCCAAGGGC